TCACAGTCGCTACAGTCAGTTTCGATATAGAAACGATAAACAGCACCAAAGTGATTGTTTACTGTAGGATCATCATCACCAGCACTTGCTCCTTTGGAGCCTGATGCAATAGTTGGAAGAGTGATAGCACCGTCAGCATCGTTGACAGTGATCAATCGTCCAGCATGATCTGCAAATGTGAGTGTTGTCTCTGCGGTAATGTCAATTACCGAATCCGGCCCTGCGGTTATAAAACCACGGCGAGAGCGTACCGGACCTGAAAAGGTTGTATTAGCCATGAGGAACTCCTTGTCTTGGCAAGTGTCAGCATTATGCTGTCAAGGTTCTCAATCAGTATACACAAAAAAGGGCGGTATGGAACCGCCCTTTTGTAAAATTTGTACCATAGTACAATTAGCCCCCGGCGGAGCCATACATACCAAGTGGATCGGAAACGCCGAAGCTGTAACGCTCACGGGCCTTATACCGAACATTACCAGTATCGAAATCACCATCCATTGATGTTGACATTGGCGTCCTTACAAAGTGCTTCATTCCGTTAGGAACATCAGTAGTAAGGAAGAAAGCGTCAGCATCGGTCAGATAGTGGTTGACACGATAACCTTCTGGTATTGAACCGTTGTTACGGATCGCATTCAGATCATTGTCAGCAGTTCCTGTACGCAGATCTGTTTCCAGTATGCGGGTTGCCACAAACATCAGTGATGGAGGAACGATCAACTTACGAGGACGTGCTGCAATCAAAAGACCACGCTCATCTACATAAGCGGCGATCTTGATCACTGCATCCTCAAGAGATGTTTCGTTCAAGTCAACATCTGTTGTTGGACGGTTTGCATTGTTTCCACCAGCTACAGTCGGGTGTGCTGTGCTGAAAAGAGTTACACCATCTCCAGAATTGAAGGTGGTAAAACCATTATTCAACAAGGCAGCAGCCTTGACTTGCTTGGTGTACGCCATGCCCCTTGCGAGGGCTTTGGTGTAACGAGCCGAAAGAGCATCGTACAAGTTATCTTCCATGGCCTCTTCGGTCACAGAAAAGCCCATGGCAACCGTTTCGTGGTTGTAACGAGCAGTGTACGACTCTTGCGCTGAATCGAAGCTGATAGCAGAACCTTCAGGCTTAACTGGCGCAGCGCCAAAACCTGATAATTTTACTTCTTCTTCAAAACTACGCTCTGAGTTCTCCGTTTCGTAGATCTCAGCATGTTCGTTTTCATACTTTTCGTACTCAAGACCGAACAATGCGTTAAGACCGGGGAGTAGCTCCTTCAGGAGTTGTGCGCGTGTAATAGCCATTTTCTACTCCTTACGCTGAGCCAGTTGTTGATGAATGCTGATGGTAATTAAACTTACACACCAGAATCGGGAAAGACGTACCTTTCTCGTCACCCTGATCACCGCCCAGATAGTCAATAACCCGAATCGGGTTCTGGGCATCCGTGCTGAGTTCAGAGATGTCCAACGCCACGCGGCTGACTTTCAGCGAGGTGTTAGGAGCAGTTTGGACGAGAAGAGTGTTCTTGCCATAGATGTCGCCCGTGTTGGTCGGCGCACCATCCGCTTGGATAGTGAACAGAACATTCGGGTCATCTACAACATACGCCATGATATCGGAAGCAGCAGTGCTTGCCGGATATAGCTGGCTGAACGTCTTTTGATTGGTGTTCGGATCTGTGTACGAACAACCAAGGAAGATACCGACGATATCGATTTCAGTCGAATCATCGCCAGTGCCGGACTGCTTTTCGATTGTGGTGGCCGTGCCACCGTCAACCAGATGAACGATATCCCCTGTTGCAATCGCAGTGCCGTAGCCCGAAGCAATCGGGTACTGGCGGAAAGCCTCAAGAGAACCGCTGTCAAGACGACCAATCGGGCGCAGACCGAAGGGAGCGGCTACTGAAGACATGTGTCTCTCCTTCTAATCAAGCCATTTAACAATGGTAAGCGCCCCTGTGTGGGTTACTTACCAAACGATGTTTTAGTCGTGCGCTCTGGATTCAGAACGGGCATGCGTGGATCAGACTGACGGAGATAACTATTATCAACAGCATCCTGTTGATCTTGGTTCATCTGTTGGTGCGCATCAGTTCGTGAATCAACGTATTCTGTAGAATTTTCGCAGAGGAGCAAACCTCCGACCTCAACATTACCCTGAAAACGAGAGTCGTGATCAGGGATGACCTGTAACTCTGGATGATCTTCTGCCTTAGCCGGTGTCCACCCGTTACGGAACTTAGACGACACATTCTTGTTGTCCGCTTCACCCATGAGAGATGTGCGCACCCAACGGTACTCAACGCCCTCACGAGGCTCTGGATCGGGCAACGTGGTCGGCCTTTGCCATGTCTTCTTGCGCTCTTGCTTGTCTCTTGACTCGTTTGAGCGAGGTGTCCGGTTAGACATTAGATGCCTCCTTCAAAAGTTGCGCCGCGTATTGTTCGGGAGTTACTCCAAGCCTCTTGGCGAGGGAGACCTGAGTTGAGGTCAGTTGCACTCTGCGTGGTTTTTTTGCACTCCTGTTAGCGGGGGCAACCACGTTACCAGTTTGACGGGGCGGTGCTTCCTCAACTTCTACCTCGTCAAACTTGTCTGGAAACCTTTTACGCATAGCCTCATCGACTGCGCTATAATACTCTTCTACCCTTTGTGGGTTTGCCGGATCAATACCATTTTTCTTTAACCGCTCGTGAACTCCAAAAGCGAACCCAGTCATCTCCTCATCCTGACCAAACCACTCGTTCTCAGACGCCCACTGTTTGGTGCGGCCATCTATCTGTACTTTAGGCTGTTGTTCCTGAGCCTGCTGTGCAGGTTGAACTGAGGTTTCCTGCTCTCTTTTCTGCGGCTTGTAGGAGTCAACCCTGATCTTTTCGGTCTGAAGTTTGGTTAAATTTTCTTGAGCATCTATGAGTTTGTCAGGATCGCCTGTCTCGTAAGCCTCTTTGTAGGCAGCTTTCGCATTGTTGATCTGAGCCTCTAAACGTCCCTTTGCCTGCTCAACTAAAGTGTTTTCGCCATCATCTAGGGTTTTGCGGAGTCTGTTATTCTCTTCTTGTAGTTTCTGAGCGTATGAAACAGCTTCCTCACGGACACGCTGGGCCTCTTCTTTTGCCCTACGCTCTTCGTGGTATTCGTACTTAATCTGCTTGATGCGCTTCTGGACGTTCTCTCCATAGCTGGAGATCTCATCATCATCGCTTGCTTCAGGCTGTGTTTCAGCCTTCTTCTTGGGACGATCACGATCCTCTACTGGAGTATCATCGACAATGTCGATCTCCAGTTCATCAGACTCAACGATCTCTACCTCGTTCTCTTTGGGCAGTTCATCAAACTTTTCTGCTGGGCTGGTACTCATGCTCTTGTGTATCCTCTCGGGTCATCGACAACTGCCTCTACGGTGTCGTCATTGATCAAACGAAACTCCTGCTTATCAATCTTGAAGCGGGTGCCTGAATAGGATCTAAAGATAACGAAGTCTCCTTCTTGGCAATATGGGCCAGTTGGAAACTTATCTTTGTCCATGTAGGCGTCAGGACCAGCCTTGACCACGAAGCCAATAACTGATGCCGTCTGCTCTGCTGATTTGAGGGAGTCTGGCATATAAACGCCAGTGTCCGTTTTCTCTTTTACCTCTAAGGGCTTGATCAAGAGTTTAAAGCCCGAAGGCTCTGGTATTTTGATTGCGACTTTCTGATCGACTTCTTTGACTTCAGAATACATCTGTCTTCCTTGCAGTGATTGAGGTTCACAGTACCTTGCGGTGTTACCCGTATTAATCCTCTTGGAGTAATTTTTCCAAATCTAATACATCTCTTTCCACTAAAGCAAGTGCTTCTACCTTGCCAACAAGCCGCATGTAGGACTCGTAGTCCTCACAACCCCCGCCAGCCATGTGATCTGCAATGTGGTTCATGTACTCCCTGATCTTCTGCCTGACGGCTTCAAGCTCATTCATTTCCGTCCATTATCTCCCTAGCTATTTCACGCCCAAGATCTATGCCGTCCCTAATGTCCTCTCGACGGGCATCGTCTGCCTTTTGGGCTATTTGAACACCGAGCCTTGCGCCTTCGCGCTTCTCTTCAGACTCGATACGATCCTTCTGCACTTCAACATTCGCGGCCTTTGCCTGAGCGTCTGATTGCAACTTAGCGATATCAAGCTGCTTCTTATGCTCAAACTCCGCTTCTTTCAGAGCGAGTTCACGCTGCTGAATCTGGGTGAGTGGATCTTGCTGCTGCTTCATGGCTTCTTGTTGCGCCATTTCTGCCTGATCCTGCTTCAGCAACTTTGCTGCGGCTTCAGATGCGAGACGGGAAAGCTCAATCTCGACATCCTCTGGCAGAGGCTTATCCTCATTTGGCATGCCAACGCCGAGGTTCTTCTCAATCTCTTTGCGATATTGGAACGCGACATGCTCTGTAACGTGGGCTGCCATAGCGGCCTGAATTGCGCTTGCAAACGGGCTTTGGCCAACAATCTCTTGCAGCTTTGGATCTTGCGCTGCTGCCAAGTGAACCTGAATGTGGGCCTCATGGTCCTGATACTTGAACGCTTTGACAGGCTCTTGCTTCAAAATCGCCATGTTCTCTGTAACGGGGTCTGCTGGCTTGATATCATCTGGCAGCTTGATGATCTCATCAGCATCCTTAATGCCAAGAACCTCAAGCATCTGTCTGTGCAGCTTGCCCATGTCGTATAGGTTTGGTGCCTGCTGCGACAATTGAAGGGCTGCCTGATACTGCACCACACGCTGAGACATGGTAGCGGCATTTGGATCAGATACTGGGATTACGTCGATTCTCTCATCAAAGTCTTTGCGACGATCAAATTCTCCATCCATCTCATACGCATATTCTGATGGCATGTAATCTTTGATGACAACGGCGAGTAGACTAAGCTCTCTTTTCAGAGCGGCATGCAGCCTAGCCTGAACTCCAGACATCACTTTCATGCTGCGCTCCATCAGAGCGAGCGTTGTTCCTACCGGGGCCTGTGGATTGAGGTTTCCAATTTGTGCATCCGCAACGGAGCCAACCCGTCTCCCCTCTTCAACGATATTTCCAAGCAGTTGGTAGAGTACCGATGACGGCTCCTTGTAAGGAAGGAATGCAATCGAATCCCTAATTGCACCCCCCGGTACGTCAACGTCGCGGAACTCACCCGGCATGAGAGGCGAATCATCCCCTTTAATGCGAAGACCCCTAGCTTTGAGGCCAGCAGGGAGATTCGATAGAGTGCCAGCATCAATAAGCTGGCGAAGAATAGAAGTGGCGCTCTTAGCGAGACCGCCAATAAGATGAATAAGGCCCGTTCCATAAAACCCGAGGCCCGGTAAGTAGCGATAGTGTACGAAATGCTGTCTTTTACGCTTCTTAGTATCTCCCTCATACCAGTTCCTTCTTATCGAAAGGACGATCCTAGACGACTTGTCTAGTGTGACAACATACGGGCGGGCTATGCCATCTGGGTCATCAAATGGCTCTGGCATATTCAGATCTACATGAAACTCAAGAATGGTGTGACGATCATCATCTTCGATGACTGCACTTTCGCCCTCTATCTCGTCATACTTCTCCTGAATGTCGGAGTAGTCTGGTTCAGGGTCTGGCAGTTCGATATCCCGATAGAATCCGTTTACCTGAAGCTCGACAATCTCGTTGACATTCTTTTTCATCACATGCGTGTAGCGGGGGCATGTGGCGAGATCGGATGCACCGTATGACACGACGAAGTCCTCTGCCGGAACAAACATGGCAGCAGGGCGCTCCATCAGCGGATCATAGTAGACCTTCTTGAAAGCAGATCCTGCCAAAGGGAGACGGAAAAGCATCTGCTCTGTTTCGTCTCTGTATTCAGTCATCTTCTCTGTCAGAAGATAATTCATCTCTTCTTCTACGCGCTGGGCCTGTTCGGCCTTTTCTGCATCCTTGCGACCAACAATCTTTGTTCGGACAGGGCCAGATGCGGGGAACATCTCTCCCATGGCCTGCGCTTGGAAACGGACCACTGCTTCTGTGAGAAGAGGGTGGAATACGCCAGCAGCACCCTGCCAAGGCTGAGTGCGCTCTTCAATCTTCATTCCAAGGAGATCCAGACCACGAGTGTAGCTTCTCGCCCAATCACGGCGAGACTGCTTGTCGCTTTCAAAATCCGTAACAAGTTCAGACGCCAGAGAATCTAAATCGGAGTCTTCCATATACTCTGCGAGATTGGCGTCATGCTCTGGCCCCATGATCTCCTCAACCATGTCACCAGAAAAGTCTATAACCATCGCGCCATCACTGTCAGATATAGAGACCGCTTCAGGATTGATAACCTCTACCTCGACAGCCTCTGTCTCCTCGGTTTCAACCTCGGATGGTGTCATTGGTTTTTCGACTGCCATTTGTAATCCCCTTAGTAATAATCAACCGGCCTTCTGTAGATCGGCTCATCGTCCCATTCATCCATGGTCGTTCTGATCCAACCTCCTTGACGGAATCTCAACAGAGCCTGAGTGGTGGAGTCAACCAAATCATCGTGATCTCCAGATGGGAAAGAGGCGCACTCTTCAATAACCTCATCGGCCCATCTAGTTGCAGGACACCATATAACGCCACTGGCAAACAAATCGCTGACTGCGTTCACACGGGCTATCTTATCCTGACCCCTTGAGGGTGTAAACTCTGTCACCGGAATGCCCATCGCACGAAGCTCAAATATCAGTGGAGATCCCGCTGCTTTTGCCTCAACAATCATCTGATCTGGCTCATATTCCCAATATTTTTCGTATGCAGCCCTTTTGAGATCTGGAAACTCTAACTTTTCTTTGTATGCGTCCAGCAATATAAGATTTGGATGGGATTCACCGTTTTCATCGGGATGATAAAAGACTCCCCACGTTGTGCAGGCGCTGTAATCGGCCCTTTGGGTCTTCAAAAACGCGGTATCCCAGCTTTGAATGATGGCTTCACACGGCGGCGGGTTC